AGGAGCAGAGAAGCCGCTCTTTTCATAGGAAACATACCCTGAATCCATATGTGCTTTCAACTTAAAGTTGGCTCCCTTCCAAAAATCAAAAGGATTAAACTTAGGCTCATCGGGATCGGAAGGATTAATGGCTTCCTGCAACTTATCAAAGATCTTCTTACCATACTTAAAAAGAAAGACCTTTCCCTCGTTGTCACGATTTGCGGGATCGGAAACCACAAGAATGTTGCTGATATAAGATAACTTGCGTTTACGATCACGGGCAATCTTCTTGTTGGATTCGATGCCGCTGTTCCAAAGTTCATTGTTTGCCTCGCAAACAGGACATTTGCGGCCAAGTGTCGTTGGACAGTTTTCGATGAACCATCCACCCTTGCCTTGGAATCCGTGACTAAAAACCCGAATCATGGGAATCTCTTCACCATCGGCTGCCGGAAGAAAACGAATCACAGCCATACCATTTCCACTCTTGTCTCGCTCAAGCGACCAGAAGCGATCATCCTTTTGATAGCCACCTTCCTTGCCGCCCTGCTTTTCCATTTCCTTCTGTAGTTTATCAATACCGGTTTGAGCATTTTTCTTCAAATTAGCGAATGACATTGTATCTCCTTGTATTTTAAGTGTAGCGATGTGTTTGAATTGTAACTAAGATATCACATTAGTCAAGAGGTAACTTCGTGGTTTTTCTTTTTCCACGAACCATATTCAACGATTCAAATTCACTCTTGAGTTTTTCACGGATAGGTTTTGAGAGCAACTTTGCAGCCGACTCAGGCTCAATACCATATTTTTCACACAAATCAATGATTGATTCCATGTATTTACCGTTATTTCTTGTTCGGGTAAGTTCTTCGACTTCTTTTGAGAAGTCGTGATCTATATTCATAATTGATCCCATTAAATCATCCCTTCCTGTTCAGGATCTTCTTGTATGGGCATAGACTCTATAGTCTGAACCCATCTAAAAACTGCTCTTTCGAACTCTTCATGTGTCAGTAAAAGACCAAGTTGTTCACCCTTTTCGGTCATGAAACGAACACAATGATACTTTTCAATTTTTGCTGGCGGCAACACTTCACCCGAACTGAATAGTCGCTTGATGAATTTCATTTGCTATCTCCTGTACTTCTCTGAATGAATATTTATCCCAGTAAGTCTTTATAACATCGAACATTGACTTTTTATAGTCAGATGGATCCTCAACGAATTCTTGTATTGTACCATCGTCCGTAACGATCAAAATGACAACTCTCTCAATCAAATCATCTTGATCGTAGTTTTGATTCCACATGTATGCATATGCAGTTGTCTGATGAAAATAATTGAGAATCTGATCTTTACTCTTGTCTTTGCCTGCGGTTTTAAAATCTACTACAGCCAACTTGCCATCGTATTCAGCAATACAGTCTACTCTTCCCGCAAGTAAAATTTTATCTGACCACATTGAAGTTTCAATTGCACGAATCTTGCCTATTTTGTCCAAACAAGGCTTCAGCAGATCAAACTTCATCCTATCGAATGGATCAGTTGGTATTGTTTTATTTTCACCAAGATAATCTTCCATCACTTGATGTAGACGATTACCTCTCGCTAATGCCTTTTTCGAATTGGCAAGATTTTGTGGATTTTTCCTCCACTCACGCCAAAAATCTTCCATTTCATGGTTGACAACTGTGGTAACCGATGGATACCAACGAAGTGTTGTTGGGGATTGATAGTATCTACCCTTACCCTCTAATTCGACTGAATTCAACTTCATTACTAGTAATCACGCATTTTGTGGCGTGGATGCGCTTTCTTTATTTTAGATAGTACTTCTCTGAAGCCATTATCCACCTTGCCTACGCTGCCAACCCGAATAGGGTCGCAAGCAGATGGAGCCTCTTTAATTATCTGTTCTACCTTCTTTTGACCACATTTTTCACAAGGCTTTTTGGTTGGCTTCTTGCGATCATCAATACGAAGCATCTCTTCGAATTCATGGTTGCAAGCCCTACAAATGTAGTCATAGAATGGCATAGTACTACTTGTATTTAGTCAACATCTGAATCAGAATTTGACGAACTTCCCTTAAGGGTTGCCATAGGCTGTGCATCACTACTCTTCACCCAAAAGAATTCCGGTCCCCATTCTCGGGAGTAAGTACTAACGAAATACTGTGTTCCCCAAACAGGATCCTCTTCCACCTTGCGAACAGTCGCAACCTTATCCAGTGAATGAACATAAACCTTCTGAACACTAACGCCCTGATGATTCTTAGACATTTTCTATCCTATTTTCTATCTTGCAAATTTACGATAGCCCAACATCCAAATTGGGCTTTCGCATAATATACAGCCATATTTAATCGTTGTCAAGTCTTGACAACTAAAGTTTTTGACTGTATACTGTTCGGTATGATCCTTTTGGACATGAATCAAATCACTATTGCCAACTTGATGGCTGAGTCTAAGGGCAAGCCCAATATGGATATTGGTCTCATTCGTCATATGGTAGTGAATAGCGTTAGACTTATCAGACTCAAGTTCTCAAGTGAATACGGCGAACCAGTTTTGTGTTATGACTCCCGTGTACGGGCGTGGCGCAAGGATATCTTTCCACAATACAAGGCCAATCGAAAAAAGGTTAGGGAAGAGTCCGATATTAACTGGGATCAGTTATGGGACATTCTGCGTCAGATCAAAAAAGAGTTGAAGGATGTCTTCCCCTATAAACTGATGGAAGTTGATTCGTGTGAAGGTGATGACATCATTGCAGTCCTTTCAAAGAATCTTGAAGGGAAGCATCTGATTGTATCGTCAGACCACGACTTCTTCCAACTACAGAGCCTGCCGAATGTGAAGCAATGGTGTCCTCGGACGAAAGAATTTATCGTCTGCGAAAATCCTAGAGAGGAACTTATACGCCATATCATGAAGGGAGATAGTGGCGATGGAGTTCCCAATTTCCTATCGGACGATTCTGTTTTTGTCGAAAGTAAACGACAAAAACCCATTTACGAGAAGAAACTTGTTGAATGGATTCAGGTTCCGCTAAATACATTCTGCACAGATGAAATGCTTCGAAACTACGAACGCAACAAGACCATGATCGATTTTTCACGAATTCCGGATAGAATTGAAACCGCAATTATGCGTGAATTCGAAGTCCCTTCTGAAGGCAATCGATCAAAGATATTACCATATATGATAGAAAACAATATGCGTTTGCTTATTGAACACTTACAGGAGTTTTAAACATGTCAGCGAATTTAACTATTGCAGAAATTCTAATTGATATTAAGAACAAGGCCAAAGGACCGCAAGATATTGTTCGTGGTCTTCAAGCAAATAACACAATAGCCATGCGAGAACTGTTGAAATATGCATTCGATGGAACTTCTTGGTATAGAAAGACCCTACCGGATTTCACCGAAGACGGCAGTCCTGATGGATTAGCACCATCTTCGCTTTGGGCTGAAGTTCGAAGACTTTACATTTTCAAAGAAGAATACAACCTTTCCGCTAAACGAAAGGATGAAATCCTGATTCAGATTCTTGAATCCATTTCCAAAAAGGAAACGGAAATGCTCAAGTCTATGTTTGAGGGATCTTTCAAGTATTCATACGGAATCGATAAGGAAATGGTTGAAAAGGCTTTCCCTAAAATCTACACAACGAGATCTTTGGCCGTATGATTAGCCCATTTGGCTAAGTAAAACGAGTCAACCACATCTGAAACTGGACTGATGCAGTCCTTGGCATTAGGGGTCATCTCTTTCATGAGATCGACCCCTGTGTCTTTAATAAAGTGAGCATGCATGATGTCTTTATTAGAATTGCCTTTACCTGTAGCGAATTTCTTTAAAGATGTTGGTGCGATTGTCTCAAACTTGAAACCCTCACTCCACAGTTTGTGTTTCAACAAGCCGCAGTTTTCTGCTATGTGGAAAACTTTACCTTTAGACCCCATGGCATAATCTTCTATCACGATTTTAGCATGAACATCATCAATACAAGCCATCGCCCATTCTGAAATATCATGAAATCTATGCTCTTGAGTTTTCCACAATTCCTTGTGTGGGTCTCCAACTATACTAATCTTACCCATTAAAGTTTGAAATTGATATTCTTTCACATGTCGTGAAGTTGAAGTCAAGTATCTTACAGACCACTCCTCACCATCAAATAAACAAATGGCTGGAGAAGTCATAGAATAATCTATTCCATAAACTCTCATATTATTATGTATTGACATTTCAGGATTTGAGGATACAATTTACGCAATGAATATTGAAAGAATCCGTGAAATGGCCGAAACCGACCTGAAAATGGACGGAACTGAACTTGCAGATGAATCCGTTCGAATTCCTCAACTGCATGGAAAGTATCTCAATATTTTCCACGACGAATCTCTCATACTAAGAAAGCATGAGGCTGATTACAAAATCCTTCGAAGACAGAAATGGGAGTACTATTCGGGTAAGATGTCAAAGGATGAACTTACCGCTTTGGGTTGGGAGCAATTTGACCACAGAATTCTTCGGCAAGACATGGATGTCTATCTTGATTCAGATGCTGATTTGATCAAGATACAAACGAAAATTGACATGCAAAAACAAAAAGTTGACTATCTAGATTCTATTCTCAAAGGAATCAACAATCGTCAATGGGTCATTCGCAACGCCATTGAGTGGCGTAAGTTCATGTCTGGTGTAACCTAAATACGAATGAATGAATGTGATAGGTGTTCGTCATGTAAACTCTGCGTTTATCCGTGTCCTTGCAGACAATGGAATCGCATATGAGTTGCAAGACTATTTTACTTATGATGTTCCAGGTGCTAAGTTCACTCCTGCCTTTAAGAACAAGTACTGGGATGGTAAAATCAGGCTATTCAACGCACACTCGGGACTTCTTCCTGCGGGACTAATTGAATATCTTGCCTCTTTCTCGCAGCAGCGTGGGTACACAATGGAAGTGGACTCACTACTAGCAAGTCCCGAAATCAAAATAAATTGCGAAAAGGCCAAAGATTTCATCAGGAGCCTCAAACCCAAAGCAGGAGACCAACCTCTTGATCCACATGACCACCAAGTAGATGCGTTTTGTCACGCTATCAATAAGTCTCGTTGTGTGCTTCTGTCTCCAACTGCTAGTGGTAAGAGTTTAATCATCTATAGTCTATGCCGCTACTATCAAAATGTAATTAATCCGTCGAGAAAGATAGTTGTTCCCACAATCTCGCTAGTTGCACAGATGTATGCAGACTTCGATGACTATTCAAAAAACTCGGGATGGGAAGTTCACAAAAACTGTCACAAAATTCATGGTGGTGTGGCTAAACTAACAGATCGTCAGATAGTCATCTCCACATGGCAATCTATTTACAAAATGCCCCGTGCTTGGTTTGACAATTTTGAGGTTGTTATAGGCGATGAAGCGCATCTATTCAAGTCGCAATCGCTAACAACTATCATGAACAAGTTGGTTGATTGTCCCTACAGAATTGCTCTTACGGGAACACTCGACGGAACGAAGATCCACAAGTTGTGCATCGAAGGTTTATTTGGACCTGTCAACAAAGTTGTATCCACAAAAGAACTAATGGAGAGGGAACTGTTAACGGCGTTGAAAATCGAATGCGTACTGTTCAAATATCCACAAGAGATTCGTGAAGCCTTAAGAGGTCT